GGGAACAGTAAAACCCTGGGTCTTAGCAATAAGATTCTATCCAACGTGGATATCCAATATCCCAATTCTCGATATGTTTTCCGTCGGTTGGCAACCTGGGAAACGGCTTTAGCGCAAGCACTCCACATCGCAAAACCTTGTGGGGGTGATAAGTTGACGATTGGGACTTCTGTCCGGCGAGAGTTTTTCTCGAGCCCGCATTTAATCAGACCGGGATATCTGATTAAACCACGATACGGTACACCTAAGGGTCCTCGCAGGAGGGTCGGGGTGAAGAGCGTCAACAGTCGCAACCATACTGTCTTTCTTCGCTTTCAATTTACTTTCTGAATTGATTACAGTAGACGATGTAATAAAGCGTCTAAATAATTATAGCGTTGTAATAGGTAATCTGTATGCGCAAAAAGATGATTACCTTGTTTCATTGAATACAATCACTGACTATTTCGATTTCGACTGGGATTCTCCCACCCGTGTCGATGTCATGTTTACGGAATGGTGGTGGGTTGTGTTATTCTCAATTGTCATTTCCAGCTTGCTGGTTTATTTGACAATAAAAGATTTCGTTTTACATTTTAACAATGTTGGTAAGGTCGGTCCTGCTTTGGATCGGTTTGAATTTGCAGATGAAGAGAATGCTGATGAGTTTGTTTTAGACAATCAAGTATTGATTGAATCAGATTTTGATGACATGAATCTCTTTGAGAAAGCAAATTATAAGGATAAATTGAGGAAGTACTCTAATATTTTAGACAACCTCAATGAGATCGACCCTGCCAGGCAACTTAAGGATCATAAGGTCAAGTACAATTATGTAGTTAGACATGAGTGGTATCACATTAGAAGGATTCTTCTACTGTGTTTTATAACCACTGCATGTCTTATCGTATGTGCTTGGTCTACTAAGTACTATGCTGAAGACGACTATGTGTCTGTCTTAGGCAAATGGCTTGGAAACACAAACGACAAGGCTAGATATTCTGTCGTTTCTGTATTTCGAGTTTGGTCCAAATCTTACTTCTCTGTATTGGGTAAGAATAAATTTTATGACATTTTGTCTTGGTCAGGTACTGCTGACTATACTATGTTTGTATATGGCTATGAATTATTAGAAATAATTGATTCATGGTTGTATCCTATTATGGTTTGCAACTTGTTTGAAATTATGATGTTGCTTATTTCATGGTTGTTTTTAGGCTTTGTTCTGTTTTTTCTTTTAGGAGAGATCGCTGTGAGTATTGACGTGGATGTAGATAATACTCCACTCCCGCGCGATCTTCGTCCAGATGATATGAAGAAGCTCGCAATTAGGCACAATGATGCCAAATTGAGTGAGGTTACAGAAACACCTAATCTCTTGTATTGTATCAGCAGATTTTATCAAAACCCTATTGTGCAGCGCTATGTAGTGTCTTTTGAACTCATGTCACAATTGGCTTCTCCAAGCCATTTTGTATATGGAATGACTGAAGAAGACATTGTACATAAGATGGCTCACACGGCTGGTGTCACGTGTCAGATTAATATTGATAGACACGATTACACTCGCACGAATTGTTTTGAAAATACTGTTAGGTTAGCTAAGTATGCCTATTTAAGTAGGGACATACGAGGTCTTGCAAATTTTTAACCATCAAGCATTCAAGTGTAGTAGCATATGGATATAGGTTTCATGAGATAGATTTGAAATTAGGTGAAAGTAAGGAGGATATCCGTATTGATGTGGATTCTGCAGTCTTGCCTCAAATGAGGAGACCCGTTATGGAGTCATTAGGTTGCCACGTCTTTGGAGCCACCCTCCCACATCCATGCGCCACAGACCAGAACACTATGATTGCTGGTGTTTGCAAGCGCATAGCTGCTAAAGTCCCCGTCCCAGATAAGAAGGAATTGCATAAATTGAAAAGATTTGTGTTTGATTGGCTTAAGAAGAACTTGGAACCATTGAGTTCTGAGGTTGATCTTTCCTTTGAAACCTGGTTGTCTTTAACGCATTATCCAGAATGGCGGAAAGTGGACTTGAGAGCTACCAAGCTGAACATAATCAATCCGAGAGATAGACGAAACTTTTTTGTTAAATGTTTTATGAAGGACGAATGTTACACAGAATATAAGCATGCCCGCGGGAC